TGTTGCTAAGGCTGACTATGATTATAAGACTTCTCGTAATTCTGACTACAAAAATCTTGGATTGTCTGATGACGGTCTGCCTTGGAATACTCTTGCCCGTGCTGGTAATCGTTTGTTTTCTAGCATTGCTAGTTATTTTTCTAAGTGAGGTGTTTTTTATGTCAAACAAAACTACTGCTATTTTGACTTTTCTCGTATCTACAGTCATTCCTTTCATTCAAGAAGTTGTTGATTTCGTTGATATGTTTCGTACCGGCAAGTATAACCGTGAAGGCAGCGCAAGCCTTAAAGCTATCTCTCTGGCTATGCAGGATGATCTTATCAATACGCAGAAAAGAGGTACAGATGATGTAAATGGCTTTCGCCATGCAGCAGCAGCGCAGGCGGAAGAGAAAAGCTACTCCCGCTTTTTGGGAAAAAATAATTAACCTTTTAACTCTTGGTATTTATTTAAGGAGTAAACGTCATGAAAAGAAGTAAAATTTCTCGTGGTGCTTCTCGTCGGAACTTTCGTAATCATGCTGTCCCTCGGCTTAAAAATCTTAAGTCAAGAAATATGCGTGGCGGTATCCGCATGTAGTAGAAAGATGTGTGTATTATGACTTGCCTTCATCCTTTATTTGCTAAACGCTCTGCTGTTCCTAATGCTAATGGTAAGTATGAGCTATCTAATTTCGTTTCCTATCGTGATCTGTCCGGTAAATCGCTTGAAATAGCTAAAAGTGAGTTAGCTAATAATTATGCTGTTGTTGTTCCCTGCGGTCAGTGTTTAGGCTGCCGTTTGGATAAAGCTAACGATTGGGCGATTCGTTGTGTCCACGAAGCAAAGCTGCATCTTCATAATTGTTTTATCACTTTAACTTATAATGACGATTGCTTGCCAGCGGATCACTCGCTGCATCGTGATCACCTGCAGTTGTTTTTTAAACGGCTTCGCCGTTATTTAGATTATCATGATAATTCTAAGATCCGCTTTTTATGCTGCGGCGAGTATGGCGATCTTAATGCTCGTCCACATTATCATATTTTGTGCTTTGGTTGGTTTCCTGATGATGTTCGCAAAATCTCGGCGTTGACAGCTGGCTATAACCTCTTTCGCTCTCCCACGCTGGAGAAACTTTGGCCGTATGGTTATAATACTGTCGGAGCTATTACATTTGAGTCCGCTCGGTATGTTGCTAAATATAGCCTTAAAAAGCAGACCGGTAAAAACGCTTGTATGTATGATGCTCTCGGCATTAGTCCGGAGTTTGTTGGCAGTTCTTTAAAGCCTGGTATAGGTGCAGATTATTTCGGTCTTTATTCTGAGGATATTTTTAAACTTGGTTTTGTTACTATCAATGGAGCTAAGTATAAAATACCTCGTTATTATCAAACATTATTTGAGCGCAGCAATCCCGTTTGGTATAGTATATACAAGCAAAATAAGGCTGATAATGCCAAGGCTGCCGTTATCGATACTAAAAGGCTGGAAGCCAAGGAGAAGATTATGAAGCATCGGCAGGAACAATTTGAGCGTGATTTTGATAATTTAGGTTTATAAAGGTTGTTCTGTTCGATGGACTGTATTATGTTGTTCCGCATTTGGCAAAACAGGAATTTCTTGCTTTGCTTAAGAAAAAAAATTTTGAGGTGAAAAAATGAAACTTTATTGTATTTATGACCGCAAGGGCGAGTTGATGAACCCGCCCTTTACCCAACAAAATAATGCTATGGCTATCCGTCAATTTCAGATTATGGTTAACCAGCCGTCTACTCCGGAGCGTTCCAATATCATTCATGATTATCATGAGGACTTCGTTTTGATGTATCTTGGCGAGTTTGATGACAAAACGTGCGTATTTTCCCCACAATCTCCCACTTTGCTCCTCTCTACGGCCACTGAATTATTGACATCTCCCCCTGATACTGCTAAAATGTAATTGTAATCGTTCGCTTGCCTTCTCTTGTATGTTGTGGTATAATGCTAACAAGGCAAGTTGTAATACCACAACACATTAAAGGCGTTCAGCGTAATGTTGGACGTCTTTTTTGTTTTTATATACCGGCTATGCCGGTATGACTGTGCTAAGCTGCCGGTCACTCCGCCTATATTATAACTTTGTAACACGGCGCAAGCCTACGCTTACATAAATAGTTGCTCGTGCCTTGTCGGGTAAAGAAAGGAGATAATAAGCTATGGCTAAGTTTTATACGCTTTATGACGAACAACCGCCAAAACCGCACGTAGAAATTACGCAGCCTTCGCTTGCTGATCAGACATTCGCTGAAGAATGCGATATTCATCATATTATAGCCAACTTTAATACTACCGGTATTGTAGATTCTGTTGGTGCTCATGATCCGGCTACTCTCCAATATGGAGATACTACCTTATTGCCGGATTATGAAACTGCCTGCAACCTCGTTGCAAATGTTAATGCTGAATTTGCAGATTTGCCTTCCAGCGTCCGTGCTGAATTCGGTAATGATCCAAGGCAGCTGCTTGATGCTCTGACTTCTACTGATCCTAAGGTTACTTCCAGACTAGAGGAGTTAGGCCTAAAACAGAAGGCTATTGTAGACAGTCCGGTAGAAGCTGTCGGTTCGGTAGCAGGAGAGCCTCAATCAGAGCAAAAATAACTTATATGCTAATATTCACTTATGTAGAATAATAATCCTGTCACCTTGACCAGTTACCTACTTGATAGTAACTGGTCAAGGTGACACAAAATCAGAAAAACCTTCAAAAATAAGCCTTTTATTTATTTTTAATTACCTTCTGATTTGATAACAAAAATGCCGTTCTCGTGCTTTTTGGCTTTTTATTAAAATTAAGGAGATTTTAAAATGGCTCGAAATATTCGTGTTAATCAGTCGCATTTTGCGATGATTCCTCAAGCTAATATTCGCCGTTCTGTCTTTGATAGAAGTCATGTTTACAAAACTACTTTTAACGAAGGCCAGCTTATTCCTTACTTTGTGGATGAAGTTATTCCAGGCGATACTTTTACTTTAAATCCTGTTGAGTTCTGCCGTTTGGCTACTCCGGTTGTTCCTTTTATGGATAACATCTATATTGAGTCTTTTTTCTTCTTCGTTCCGTCTAGGCTCGTATATGATAAATGGGTAAATCTTTGTGGTGAGCAGGAAAATCCCGAAGATTCCACTGACTACCTTGTTCCTACTGTATCTCTTACCGGTGATATGACTAACAAGCTGCCTGATTATATGGGTATAGCTTGTGCTTCTGGTAATTTTAATAATGTATCTGTTAATTGTTTGCCTTTCCGCTCGTATTGGCTTATTTGGAACGAATGGTTCCGTGATGAAAATCTGCAGAAGTCTGTAAAGATTTCCAAAGGTGAAACTAATACAGTTTTGGAACCAATGGGACAATCTACTGCTAATCCTAATTATGGTTTGCCGTCCGGCGTAAAAAATTGGTATGACCCGGCTCCCCGTGGAAAAAGATATGATTATTTCACCGGTGCTCTGCCTTGGCCACAAAAAGGCCCTGCTGTTGATCTGCCATTAGGACAGACTGCTGCTTTGGTTGTTGGTGATAATGCTTCTTTAACTATGCCTGCTGGTTATCTTGCAGCTATTTCATCTTCTTTTCATGTTGATCATGGTTTTTTCCCTACTAATCTTTCCGTTAATTCTCTTTCTTCTTTTGGTTTTGATAACTATGAAACAGATACTATTCATGGTGTTGGTGCCAATCCTAAAGAATTCCCTCTTAAATCTGTTAATGGTGTTAGTGTTGATTTGTCTTCTGCAACTTCTATAACTATTAACTCACTGCGTCAGGCTTTCATGTTGCAACGTTACTATGAAATTGATGCTCGCGGTGGCACTCGTTACACAGAAAAACTTCAGGCTCACTTCGGTGTAACTAATCCTGATGCTCGTTTGCAACGTCCGGAATTCCTCGGATCGCATAGCAGCATGATGAATATCAACCCGGTTACTCAAACTAGCTCCACCGATTCTACTACTCCACAAGGTAATTTAGCTGCATATGGCTTAAATGCTCAACGCTATCATGCCTTTACAAAATCTTTCTCTGAATTTGGTTATGTTATTGGCTTGATTAATGTTCGTGCTGATTTGACTTACCAGCAAGGTATAAATAGAATGTGGTTACGCTCGGATGTGTTGGATTTTTATTGGCCGTCCTTTGCTCACCTTGGTGAACAGGCTATAGAAAATATTGAAATTTATTGCCAAGGCAATGATGAAGATAAAAAGGTATTTGGTTATCAAGAGCGTTATGCTGAATATCGCTATAAGCCGTCTTTGATTACCGGTCAATTCCGCTCAACTTATAAGGAGCCTTTAGACATTTGGCATCTTTCTCAAAAATTTGCTACTCTGCCTACTTTGTCGGATGAATTTATACAGGATCATCCTCCGATCAGCCGTGTTGTTGCTGTTCCGTCCTATCCTCATTTCTTGCTTGATGTTAAATTCAATCTTAAATGTATCCGTCCTATGCCTATGTATGGTATTCCTGGTATGATTGGACATTTCTAAGGAGTGATCTATATGGGTTCCTTTCTCGGATCTGCTGCTGGAGCTGTTGCTGGTGGTATTTCATCTATCATTGGTGGTGCTTTGTCTAACTCTGCTGCTCGGCATGCTGCAACGGTAGCTAACCAGCGTAATATTTATAATTATCAGCATCGCTATCAATGGGCAATGGAAGATATGCAAAAAGCTGGATTGAACCCTATGCTTGCTGCCACTCAAGGTATTGGTGGTTCTATTAATGGAGCTTCTGCTTTATCCGCAAATTATAATATCGGTGAAGGTGTGACTGCCGGTATGTCTGCTACTGCTGCTGGTAACTCTGCTAAGGCTGCTAATCGTCAAGCTGCTATCGCTGAAAAAATGAGTGATGAACAGATAAAAAATTTAGCTGCCCAAACTATTTTAGCTGGAGCTAGTGCTAAAAAATTTGATGCTGAATCTTATGGTATTTCTTTAGCCAATAAGTTAGCTGCTGATTCTTACAATGATAATTTGGCTCTGGTTAAACAGAATCTTTTAAATGCTAAAAAGCAAGGAGAATATATTGATTCTCAAAAGCTTGCCCAAGAGTATATGATGAATGTAGTTATGCCTGCTCAAGCTGCCATGATGTATGCTCAAGGTAATGCTGCTAATAGTACTGCTGCATATAATGCCCAGCTAACTAATGTTGCTAAGGCTGACTATGATTATAAGACTTCTCGTAATTCTGACTACAAAAATCTTGGATTGTCTGATGACGGTCTGCCTTGGAATACTCT